AATATCAAGATTTAGAAGGAACTAAAATAAAACGTGTTAGGTTTAAACAAAGAGCACAAGAAATAATAAATGAAGTTAGGGAAATAGCAAGAGAAAGAATAGAAAATGAAGCTAGGGCAAGTGGTGCAAATTATTCTAGGTTAAGTGTTACAGAATGGTCAAGAACACAAACTTTATTTAAAGATGCTGTTAATGAAGAGTATAGAAAAAAATACAAAGGTAAATCTATTGATGCTGATAGAGAAAAATATATTATAGTGAATGGTAGACCTATTAATATTTTAAATTATGGATTAGAAATAGCAAAGGCACTAGGTTCAAAAGCAGGTGAAATGTAATGGCAATAGACAATGAATTAGCAAAACTATCTGAAGACTTAGATAAGAAGTCTACTAGATATGACAGTGTAGGTGATGCACTAACAGGTGTAGCCACAACTGTAGGTGGAGCAGTTTCAGGTGCTGTAGGTGCTACATTAGGATTACCTACAGATTTAGTGGGTATACTCAGTGGATTAAAGGAAGCTGCAACAGCAGAAGACGGTAAAAGGTTGGATGCATTTACTGATGGTTTCTCAGAGTTCTCAAAAGAAAACTTAGGGTCTCAGTATTATAAAGGTGTGTTTGATAAGTTTGTTGACAGCTTAGAAGTAGACCCAATATTAAAAGAAGATGCTAAAGCAGGTTTTTCAGCAGGTGAGTTTGTAACTCCACCTATTGCAGGTGGTGGTGCAGTTAAAGCTGTCACTAAAATAGATAAGATTAAAGATGAGTTTTCTCGTGCAGAAGCTATGGCTGTCAAAGCTAAAGAAAATGCTACACGTAAAGTGGATGAGATAGGTAAAGAGTTTAATGACAAAGCACCTAAGACTTACACTAGAAGTGAGGTAATGGCTATGACTGCTAAATGAGATATCAGTAAGAGGTAATCCACATAAAGTGTACAACAAAATTAAAACATTTAACAGAGGTGGACTAATGGCACGTGCCTAACGTTCATCACCTGAACCTGCTAACGTACCACGTTCCTTCCTGTCATGTAACTTCTCTAAGTTATTTTGCATAATAGTATTTAAACTAACACCTAACTCACTAGCTAACACAGCACAGTACCAAAGCACATCGCCTATCTCGTAGGCTATAGCTACTTTGTCACCTTTGCCATCACGTATAAGTTTCTTTACTTTCCCTGCCACTTCCCCTGCTTCACTTGTCATACCTAATGCTAGATACTCCAATGCTTTTTCTTTTGGGAATATGGCAGTTTGTCCTGCTCGTGCTTCATAAAAATCAGCAGTCATAACTTCTGCTATAACTAAATTATCCTGCATGAACTTTTTTGCTTCTTCTTCTATCTTCATCTTTCTTCACTCTTTCTAACCTTTGATAAAATGAGGTATTGAAACCTCTAAGCCACTCACGTGACTGCATAGTATTGCTATGATAAGGATTAGTAATCCTACCTCTCTTGAAATCTGACATACCTTTAGTGAATTGTATCTTTAAAGGTGCATCATACTTACTTAGATTTGGATTCCTTTTCTTTTTCTGGTTTTGCATCTTCTTTTTTCCTTTCAATATATTTTAATAACATGTTTAACTTTCCGTTGGAATGTTCTAACGCACTAAGTTCTTTATCAATAGTGTCTATTATGGTTGGATGGTCTCCAACACCGACAGGATTAGTTACCATAACTTCTATATTAGCTATATGTCCATTCATCTGTCCTAGCAATTTAGTTTTTAATGCTTGTATTATCATGTCTCTCATTTGTTTCTCCTTTTTGGTTTTAAATGTAATAACTCTCGTATGTGTAACTTCCTTCCTTTAAAGAACACTATGAGATTTATTGTCGTATTAATGGAAATGGCTATTAATAACCACCATTGCCACCATAATAATTCATTACCTTCTACCATTAACTAGCTTGTATGTCAACTATTTCACAAGCATCTGCTGTACAAGCTAACTCCCTGCCACCTGTGGTAGTATCTTCCTTTTCATAATCTGCCAACTTAGACCAATCAATAGATGTAGGCATTTGTTTATACAACTGTGTATACGTATTCTTATCTATGTCTTGATATGGTGCTTGTGCATAAGTATGGTCACTAAAAGGTAAAAAGGATATACCTGATACCTCATCAAAGTTCTTATATACCCATGCTCCTACTTCCATCCACTCATCTTCCTTTACAGATATAGTAACAGATGGTTTATGCTCACACCAATGTCTCTGATACAACAACCAAAACTCTAACTGTTGAATAGCAGTCATCTCTGTTCTAGTCATTGCACCTTCAGGTGATTTCATTGGAAAACTAAACACTGTTGTGCTATCAGGCTTCATTGCACATGGCTCACTAGGTATGCCATTATCTTGCATAAACTTTGTTAATGGGTCTTTGTTATCGCCACGTACAGTTCTAACGTAATAATCATTGTGTCTAGCATGAATACCTGAAGCACTGTCAACTAATTGACTAACTGTACCACTAGGTTTGATGCAAGTTATAGCAGTTGACTGTGGTATGCCTAAATCTTTAGCAATTTTCTTGTTAGTTTCTACTGCTACTTTCTTTAGTTCTATTAATACATCTTCCAACTCGTAATAAACATTGTTTAACACAGGACAATCAAGTATTCCTGTTAGGGAAACTCCTAATAATCTTTCCTCTTCTGTATTATCTTTCCATACTTTACGTAAATATTTAAAGTTAGTAAGAGTAGATTGGAATGTACCAAGTATAGTAGCCATTCTAACTTTCTCTTTAAGTGAATCTAAACCATCTCCTACACGTGCAACGACTTCAGTTAAGTTACAGAACTGATATGGTCTAAGTATAATCTCACTACATGGATTGCATCCAAAGTAATGGTTAGTATCTCTTCTACCATTCTCAGATGCTTTCATTCTAGCTGCCTGTCTGTTAAAGATACCACGTTCACCTGACTTAGATTCATATAAGGATGTCCATTCTCGCATAAATGTACCCATTTCAGGCTTACCTTTAAATGCTACAGAGTTATTAGCTAATGCTCGTTGCCCTTCATTCTCCCACCATTGACCTGACTTAGCATGACGCATTTGGTCATCACCTAAGTTAGACAAAGATATAAGGGCAGAACGTCTGACACCACCCACAACTACAACTTCACCTATCTTGCACATAATATCATGGCACTCAATAGGAAATAGTCTTCTACCTTTAGCACCCTTGAACTTTTGTATGCAGAATTGAAATAATTCAATTAATGGTGCAGGTCCTGATGCTCTACCACCAAATGTCTTTAGTCTTGCACCTGCTGGTCTAACCTGTGATACATCCCAAGTAGGCACTTGCCCTACATATAACATAGCAATTAATTCTCTCAATGCCTTTGCCCATCCGGGTCTGCTGTCACCAACAGTTATAACAGTATTACTATCATCAAAATGCTCATTGACTACAGGTAGTTTGTCTACATTCTCACGTTCAACAGAGAATCCTACACCTGTGCCACACATAAGTATATACATACACTCATCAAATGAACGAGGACTATCTACAGGTATGTAGCTACAGTTGTAGCCACCCACATGACATCTGTCTAATGCAGGTCCTGATGTCATCAATGCCCTCATGCTAGGCATAACACCTAAGTTCAGTATCTGTGCAGATAACTTTTCTTTTAATGCTTTTGTTAAATCATAATTATAGTTAGTTTTAAGATGCTCAGTCATATAACTAAAGTATCTGTCTACTGTTTCGCCCCAATTCTCTCTTCTTTGGTCATCTTCTTTCCATCTAGCATAGCGAGAGAGTGCTATAAAGTTTTGGTAATCTGTTGGTAGGTAGTTGCTTATCATCTTTTACTCCATTAATATTTTAATATGGGATATTTTTACACCCTCTAAATCGTGAAATAATTCACGCATATAATCTTCAAAGTCTTCTCGTACATCTCCATCAGAAGGCATAGGATATTCGTCAGTATCAACTGTAAGAGTTGCCATAATTTTAACTCGCATCCTGTACCTCTATAAGTTTATTCAAGTACCATTGTGCTTTCTTTAAGTCTTCTACACCATTCTTATATCTATATCTCCAAAGATATTTTGCTATATTTCCTTGTAGATAAGATTCAAAGCCATCTCCCAACATAGCTTGTAAAGCATCAATACACTCAATACCTGATTCATTATAGTGTTTAGGATGATTTACCATATCTTCCATCTCTGCTTTTTCTGCCATCATTTTCATGTACTCCATATGTCTTAACATTTTTTGTTATCATTATCTGTGTCAAAAGACAGTACCACAACATTGTCCTGTTTGTCAACTACTTTTAACTTAGGTTCAGGTTTTTCTTCATTATGGTTTGCTTCTTTTACTAGTCTTTGTCTCAAATCCTCATCTCTCTCCATGAGTGGTACAGATGCACAAATACTTCTGCAAAGTTCCATGACACCATAATAATCATCGTCATCTAAAGGATTTTTAGGTGATGTCATTATTGATACATTTATCCCACCTGTCCATTTAGAATGTCTATCCATCTCAGGTCTGACATCTATAACAAAATCCTCATTTCTTATATTATCTTGAAAAATCACTTAACTCTCCTTATCTTAGACCCTGCAAACTTTATAAATTTAGGATGTCTATTCTTGCCCTTTTCTTTGAGCCAATCTTCAGGAATTATCCTGTCGTAGTACCTAAATCCATACTTATCACACCATTGTCCATAAGAAGATTTAGCACCCTTCCTTAGTTTACTTCTACTATTAGTAAAAACAAATCTAATATCTAATTTAGGATGCTGTCTCTTTATAGCTAAGTGTTTCCTTCTATCTATCGCAAGAAATCTTCCTTTCGTTTCAATTATAATACCATTGTTTAATATAAAGTCAGGAGTATAGGTGCGATAAGCCAAGTCTTCCCATTCTATTTTAATTGATTCATAATTATATTTATGTTTCAAATTAGTTAGGTAAAGTGAAATAGTATGCTCTAACCCACTCCTATACCCATGCTTTATAGCATCCCTCTTTATTTTATGAGGAGACAATTATGCACCCCTAAGACTTACGTACTGAACTCTCTTTGGTTCTTTAGCTTGAGACATCTGTGCAGGTAATTCTTTTAATGTTTCCCAACAAGATTGCCTATAGGAACAGAAGTTACAATTTTTATTTAGTACCATATTTCCTGTTTCCTTACCTCTAAATGTTTCAGGTTCAGGCTCAAAACATCTGACTAACTCCTTTGATTCAGTTGCTTTGATATTCTTTTTTATCTTATCAAGTTCCTTATCCATATCAATGTGAGCACGAACATACTTGAACAGACCATTGGCTTTATTAAGTACCCACCAACCACCTGCCTTTTTACCTAATGCTTTAGCATATCCTGCTAGTTGTCCAACATAACCAAAACTGTCTCCTGAATGTAAAGATTCATAAGAATCAAACTTATACTTGTATGACCAATCAGATGCAGACTTAATATCGTCTACTGCATCATTCATAACTAAATCATAAGAGCCTGATATTTTAGTTTCTTTATCAATGTCAAGTGTTACAGTTTCACTATTTTCAAATTTAACATTAGCTTCTCTTAGTACTGCCTTAAATACTGCTTCAACTATGTCTCCAATCATCATGTTCATCACAAAGGTAGTAGGTTTAGGCAACGCAGTCTCAGGTTTATTTTTTTCAAACCAAAGTTGGCATGAGGGTCTACCTATATTAGACATACGTAACCTAAATTTTTCATCTCTCTTAGTGTTGAACTGACGATTCAATGCATCTTTAATGTCTGTAGCTACTTGCTCAATATTCTCTTGGCTCATAGCAGACTTGCCACTTGTAGCATCTTCAAGATACTGATGAATCATCATTTCAGCAGGATGGTTCACTTAGATACCTCTTCCTCAACATCAACATCAATGAAGTCATCAACAATGTCTTTGTCTTCTTGACTAACAGGAGCTTTAGCTTTCATTTCCCATTCATTAAATATATAACTATTGTAGTTATCTATCCATGACATAAAGTTAATGAAAGTATTTTGGTCTTCATCTGTTACTTGAACAGTCTTCTGTAAGTCTAAAGAATAGTTAGGTAAATAAAACTTAGCACCACTAGGCAATGCTCTCTCTTCACTAGTTAACTGAATGTAATGCTGAACAGGAAGTCTTTTAGTTTGATTAAACTTATTAAAAGGTTCTCCTAATGTCTTGAAAGCATCACGATTATCAATCTCCCATATAAATGGAGTATTATCGTCTAAGGTTACTTTATTACCCTTCTCGTCTGTAGCATTAGGCATATCAATAAGACCAAAGATTACTCTAACTCTTTTAATCTGCTTAATAACTTCCTGTGTAGCTACAGGTAATGCCTTAAAGTCTTTGATATACCCTGATGGCTTACCACAGTTGAAGCTACCCTGATTATCCTTTAAGTCATTATTTAGATTGTCTGCCATAAGTGTCTTATGATAAACACCCATAGGCTCACCCTTCTTGGCAGACATATTCTTAACAAACCTTTTATACATAAACCTCTGTACAAATGGTCTGATTTCAGCAGTTGGAGCATACACAACAGGCATATCAGGTCGTTCTAGTTTAAATGAACCACCTTTAACGACTACTGCTTCTACACTTTCACTTCCAACCTTCTTCATGCCCATAATATTATTATGATGCAATCTCATTCTTGGTAGAGGATTAGCTTTACTTGTATCAGATGAGCCTGTTTCCCCTGCGATACCCATAGCTTTTGCCATCTCGGCATAATTATTGGTATCTATTGTAGTTATTTCATTAACCATACTTTTTTCCTTTCTATCAAAGTTTGTAAGTTATATCACATAACGTCTTTCGTGTCAAGCCAATTATTACCTATTTTTGCTTCTAATAATAATGGCACATTAAAATCTAATGTAAATGCATTATTTATTAATCCAATCATTTTACTATTGACTATTTTAATAACATGAATTACTTTTTGTATCTCATCAGGATGTATGTCTATGACTATAGAATCATGCACACTATTAACAATACAAGAGTTTAAATTAGATAGTTCATTCTCTATAGTTACTAATATAAGAGGTACTATATCAGCAGTAGCGAATGATTGTACAGGGTAATTCTTTATCTGTGTAAAGTGTGATACTTTGCCAAAAGCATTTCTCCTTACATCAGGAAATGAGAACTGTCTACCTGATGGTGTAGTTATCTTACTAGTGCTTATAGCTTCTTTAGCCAACTTGGAGTGCCATGATGCGATTCCTTCGTACTTTTCTGTGAAGTGTTTATAATATGTAGCCTGAGCAGGTGTCCTGCCAAATCCTGTTGCTCCATACAGGGGTGCAAACGTGTGTGCTTTCGCTTCTTGGCGAGATGTTTTTTCACCTGCATTACTAATAACACTAGCAGTATAACTATGCACATCAAATCCATCTTCTATCTCCTTCATAGCAGTTTTATCTTGTGATAAGTAAGCTGATACTCTAAACTCTAACTGTGCAAAATCAGCTTCAAGTATCTGTCCACCTTCCCAACGAGATACAAACACTTTCTTAACAGGGAATGTACCACCTCTAGGCATATTTTGCATATTAGGGTCAGCACCACTAAACCTACCTGTTGCAGTTCTATGTTGTAGTAGTCTTACATGAAGTTTGCCATCAGGTTTAGTGTGTGTAGTAATGCCCTCAACAAAAGATGACAAGTAAGTATCCAAAGCCGACAGTCTTTGTAAGTCAGATAAGAAACTAACTGCTTCCTGTAAATTATTCTTCCTAGCTATACCCTGTAGTGTAGCTAGATTAGTTTTATTGACTGTGAAGCCATTGGCACTAACCCACTTAGCAGTAGGAGCAGTAAACTTTAGTCCTGCTACCACTTTCGTAGGTACAAATAAGTAGCCAACAGAATCACAAGCATCACATTTGTTGGGTTTAGCATAAGGTATTCCATTTTTCCTAACCTTTCTTACATAGCCTGTGCCTAAACATCCTGCACACTTTTGTGCTTCTGTCTTGTACACAATATCTGATTTATCTTTAACATTCTTTTTGTATTCAGTAACATCCATATATGGTGAGAATGTATTTGCCCATTCTAATTTATCTTTAGGCTTTCTACTATATATAACCCATGACATCTGTTCAGGACTGTTAAGATTAATACGTGTATCTCCCATTAGTTGTCTTACTTGCGTGTTCAATCGTTTCTCTGTATCTGCTTTCTCCTTCTCAAACTCATCTCTAACTTCATTTAACTTATTAACATCAACAGTAAATCCATTCTGATATATTCTAGCTAATGTAACAGACACACGATTTGTTAGTATAACTGTATTCATTAAACCTGCATACTCTTCTGTATTTAGTTTCTTGTATAACACATCTGATAACTCTTGTGTTGCTTTTAAGTCAGCAGATAAGTAGTCAGATAACTCTTGCTTTGGTATCTCATCAATAGGTACTTTACTCTTAAAGTATTCTTTCATAGTTTCTTGTTTCTTAGTAGCTAATTCATACCTATTGGCACAGGCTTCAAGAGATAAAGGTTGCTTGTTACCTCTTTGTATAACATACTCGCCTAACATAGTATCAAACACTGCACCATCATACTTTAATCCACATTCCCATAGCCACAGTAAATCATGCACTATGTTATGCCCTATAAGTATAGTTGCTTCATCTAATAACTCCTGTACTCCATCAAAGTTATCTCTGAATAAGTATTCCTTGCCACTATCAGTTAGACAACCAACCATGACCAATCTATTGTTAGATTCAAATGGGTCAAGATGTAACTTACCATCTCTATGTGTAACTGTATTCTCTACATCAAGTGTTAGTTTCATTTAATCTCTCCTTGTGTTTAGTGAGATATATAACAGCTTTTTTTAGTTTTGTCAAGCAATCTGAAAATCCACCTAATCCTGTATTGCAATGATGGCATATCCACCCTCTAAAAGTATTAGTAACATGACAATGGTCTAGTACCCAACTCTTCATTCTTAATTGTCCATACTTAGACATTTCTTCAATACTTCTCTCACATATAGGACAAACATAGTCATCATCAGGTGGTGCATTTTCTCTTCTTAACTTCTTTACTATACTCTTATGTCCATTCTTACAAGACTTACAAGTTCTCTTTATCTCTCCTGATTGCATAATACTAAATTGTTCTACAGGTTGCTCAATATCACATTTTATACAAGTTATATAACTAGAACTCTCTTCTTCTAGGTTTTTAATTGTATTACCAAATAAATCCTTATCCATTATTGATACCTAGCAGTTACATAATCCAATTCACAATGCTCAACACCATGCCATCCTGATAACTTATTCTTGACTATATTTAAGTGTCTAGCAGGACTTTCTTCTTCTCCACCATCAGGATTCTTAACTGTATCTTTAGCTATAAGAACCATCAAATCTGCTTCGGCAGCTTTTCCTGTACGACTACCTTCCATCATAGCCTGATTCAGATAAATCTTACCCTCTGCTTCAGCAGATAACTGCGACATATAAAATATAGCACACTCATGTTGTTTAGCTATCTGTCTAGCATGAATTGCATTGGCTTTAAGTGCTTCATCTGTCCTTGCAAAGCCACCTGTCCTAGCAAACTTATCTCCCATGTCTAGTACAACTATATCAGGCTTGTATGCCTTACAGATACTCTCAACCCATGCCATATCACGATTAGATGCATCCTTAATGTGTATATTCTTTTTCACAGGCTCATACAACTCACGTGCTTTACTTGGATTCTGCTTTATCTGATGCATTGTCATACCTGTAGCTGATGTTAAGTATCTAGCACCAACTCTATGTGCAGATTCCTCGTTACAAAGTATGATACACTTAGCACCTTGATGTGCAAAGCCACTAGGACTAGCAATTAAACTTGCATGGAAAGATGTCTTACCTGTATTAGGTCTAGCACCTATCTCAATTAAGTGTCCTGCATTTACACCCTCTACCTTTCTAGTTAGACAAGGTATATTAAATGTCCATCTAGCTTCCAAGTCATTCCTTTCTAATAATGTTTCAATACTTATGTCATCCCATTCTACTTTTAGATTGGGAGTAAAATCATCAGCATACAACTCAAGAACATTTCTAAGAGGTTCAAGTGTGGATTTAGTACCATTAACATAGTCAAACCCAAGATTAGCAATGTCTTCGCCAACAACCTGTTGAAACAATTTAGATAATACTTCCTGTGCAATATCTGTTCCAAGTGGCAACTCCTTTTTTACTTGTTTAAACAAACTAGAATATGCTTGTTTCTGTGCAGTAGTCATTGATGGATTGTTAGACATAAACAAGGCTTCAATCTCATCAGGTGTTACTGTTCTTTCATATCTGTCCATAGCAGTATCTATGGCAGTCTTAATTTTTCTTACGTCTTTACTAAATAATCTATCAGGACACTTAGCACCTCTATGCTCGTCATAAAACTCCTTGTCCATAAGACTTCTTATTAATGATAATTCCATGTTGGTTACTCCTTTGGGGTTATTTCATTTAGTTTGTTAAAATCTTCTTCTCTCCTGTATTTTAAATCGTCTGTTACTCGTAGCACTTTTACATCATTCACATAACCTCTAAGTTCTTTTGCAAATGCTAGTGTTTTGGGTACTGCATCAGGGTCAAGTGCTATTATAGCAGTTGAGAATTGTGAAAGGTATCGTTTATGCGATTCAGCTAATGATGTACCCAACACTGCTACCCCTGCATATACCTCATTGCCAACTGCGATAGCACTAACACAATCCTCAACAACTACTGCCACCTTACCACAACCATGAACAAAAGGCAAGTTATTTTTTCCATACCTTTTCCATTTGGGTAATTTTTTCCCTAATGCCCTTCCTGTTGCATCAACCATTTTACCATCATGTACAATAGGAAACACTATCCTATCCTCTTTAACATCATAGAATACGTCTATATTAGTTATATCAATATTCCATTGTCTACACCATGATAAAACATTTGGTCTGTCATTGTGTTGTACAACATAATCAGGTAACACAAAATCATTTATGTTATCATCTACGACACTAGGGTCAATGGCATCTCTTATATCATCCACCGATAAGTGAACACGTGCTGAACCTGATATACTACAAGATATTTTATAACAATTCCACAGTAATTGACCCATATTATTTGTAGCAGTAAAAGTTTTATACCCATTACAATTAGGACAATTAAATCTTTTACTCTCTCCTACACTTAACTGTAAATCACTTACATAATTATATATATTCATTTATAATATACCACTTATATGTTATATAGTTCTTTGTTCGGCACGTTATCTGTGCTTATATCATACTTTTTCCTACTTGTCAATAAAAAATTAATGGCTTCACTTAAATTATCTACACTATCTTTAAACAAACCTAATCCATGATTACATTTTGAACATAATAATCCTCTAACTTTTCCTGTTGTATGACAGTGGTCAACATTTGCCACCACATCATCAAATGATATTTTACAGATAGCACAATTATTACTTTGTTGTTTTTTAAGTTCGTGATAATCCTCTAGTGTAATACCAAAACGATGCTTCAACTGTCTGTTCTTTTCAAGGTCAGGTCGCATCTTACGATATCGTCTAAGATATTCGTTTCTTTTAGATTTGTTTTTCTCTAACCATTGTATACTCTTTTGTCTAGCACAAACCTTACACGCTGAAGTACGTTTATCTAATGCTCTTTTCTCTATATAAAACTCTGATAGCATCTTCTCTTGTTTACATTGTGTACATACTTTGGTTTCATGCATTAGAGATTCCTTTCATATTACTTTGTCGCATTGTCAAGGCATTTTTTGCAGAGTCCAAAGTATTTTTCATATAAGGTTTCACAGATTGTGGATTAGCATGACCTGTAACAGACATTATCTGACCCATAGATACTCCTGCTTCTACCATTTCAGTAGTACCTGTCCGTCTTAAATCAGCTATTCGTAGCTCATCAGGTAGTCCACAGAGCTTCATTGCTCTCCTAGCCACTATGGATAGCCTAGTTAATGTATAAGGCTTGTATGCTCCTCTCATAGCCTTTGGATAAGGTGCAACATATTTCTGAAAATCATATTCATCTTTCTGTTGTATAAGCATTTCAAGTAAATTATCACTTATAGGCAGATGAACTGTCGCACCTCTCTTGGATTGTTCTAAGTTTAGTACTCCTTTGTCATAATCTATGCTATCAAACTGTAATAATCTCATATCTCCTACCCTTTGACACCATTCATATGCCATTTGTACAATTAAACCAAGACTACGATATTTAAAATCTGCATAACAGAAATCTAATAACTGCATAATCTGTTCTTTTGTCCATGT